TGCCTCGGCTGCTGCCTTGGCTGCCCCGCCTGCTGCCTCGGCTGCCCAGGCTGCTGCCTCTGCTGCTGCCCAGGCTGCTGCCCAGGCTGCTGCCTCGGCTGCTGCCTTGGCTGCCCAGGCTGCCCAGGCTGCCCCGCCTGCTGCCTTGACCTCTTCGATGGTGGCTTCATCTTTGAGCCAGCGTCGAGTCATGGCAAGACATTCCTGTGGACGTGTTTCACCTGCTGGCACATAAGCCATTGCCGGTTCGGCCTCATCGCAAGCGATAGCGACCATGGTTTTCAGCGGCACATCTCCATATCGTGCAGCCAGCCAAAGCATCCAATCGCCGCGCTTGCAGGTTTTCCACACCTCGCGCAGTGTCTTTCCGCGCGCCCAGTCGCGGGCCTCACTGCAAGCGCCTAGCTTTACCAGCAGGGCTTCAAATTGCACAGCGGATAGATTCTTCATCGCCGCACCTCCTGCGTGAGATTGAGCGCCGCCGAAGTACCGCGCTGTGTCCAGGTGCCGGTTAGTTCGCCACTGCCGTCCTCGATTCCGGTCCAGGTTGCGCCGAGCGCCGGCAGCCGTAAGGTGAGCGTGCCATCGCGGTAGACCACGCGGTCAATGGTGATGCCGTAAGCGCCCTGGTCGGGGCTGTCGAGCGAGCACAGCGGTCCGAGATGCACGATGATGCGCTGCGGTCCCAGGTGGCCCGTCCATGCGCCCGCGAACCGCCAGGGGATCACCGCCAGTGCCGGGCGGACCTGCTGTTGTACGATGGCAGGCGTGGCCAGTGGCTGGATGGGCAGCGCCGCGTGGACCTGCGCGGCAAGGATGAGTGCGAGTGCGATTGTCATGTTTTCCTCCTATTTCATCCGCATCACGAGGGAAGCGGCGCTATCGACTGCCCACAGAAACGGCACAGTGAGCAGCAGGTCGTAAATGTAGTGCTCGCCGGTGGACATCGTAGCCAGAGCGGTAAGCAGCGTAAATGCGAAGGCCAGCGCCTGAGCGCGGCGTTGCAGATTGAGCCACACGATAGCGGCCCACGCGAAGGAGCTTACAGTTCGACTACCTTGTAGGTGGGCCGGCTGCTCTCGTTATGGGAGAGCACATAGGTATCTTCTTCCGCTTCGTCGATCCACGCTTGGGCGGCAGCGGCGTTGTCAAACTCTGCCTCGCGCTGCCCGTTTTCTTCCATCGCCACGCTGATCTCGGAGTGCGGACCATAAAAGTCACGACTGATGAGTACCGCGCAGGTGTTGGTAGATTCTGCGGGAGCGTCGTCCACAGAGTCGATCCCATACACAGAGGCGCGAGTGCGGAGCAGATCAAGGCCGCTCAAGTCTTGGCTGATGAGCCAATCTCCCAAGTCTTCGGCGTCGTCGACAATGGCGTAATTGGTTTCGCCATTGTCGCCGTAGGCAATCGCGTACCCCTTAGCAGAGGCAAGCTCGTAAGCCGCAACATACCCGTAATCTTTTCCGGCATCGGCGGTAAAGTCGTCGGTTGGCTCAACACCATTTTCGCGGAGGGTGTCGATGATGATTTCAGCGAGTTCGGTTTCTGTGTAGTTCGTCATTTCCCTGCTCCTTTGAGGTTGGCACCTCTTGTTTCTTACTTGCACATCCATCTTGCGCCTGCCTTAATCGGCTGTCAAGAAGAAAAGTAAAGAAAAGTAAAGAAAAGTAAAGAAAAGTGTGGAAAATGGTACTAAAGTACTGAAAAGGGAGGAAAACATAGGCAACGTTCCTTGCTGGATGGGGTACTTGAAGTTTTTACTACATCTTTCCCTTCCGCAAATGTGGTAGGATTTAGTGTAGTTCACAGGAGGTGCCATGAAAGTGAAAACGCCGCTCCCCCTGAAAACAAAAGGTTTACAGGACAATGGCGCGGTTGTGCATAAAAAGCTCTCTGAGCTAACGCCCGATAGCCGCAACGCCAACAAGGGTACATTTCGCGGAAACCAGATGATTGAAGACTCGCTGCGGCTGCTTTATGATGGAGTTGTCGCCTGCATATTGTGACGTGATTGTGGCGCGTTGGGAGAATGCAACAGGCAAAAAGGCGGTGCTGAGTGCCGGATAAACGGTTTAGAAAGAACGGCGCAGGCAAGCAGATAGATGTAGAGAAGCTGACGGCGCTTGCCGCCGTGGGGCTTACGCAGCGGGAGTGCGCGGCGATCCTCGACTGCTCGGAAGACACGATCCAGCGCAACTTCTTGAAGGAGTACGACTTAGGCAAGGACAAGTGCTGCGCCTCGGTTCGCCGGAAGCAGTTCGAGCTTGCGATGGCCGGGAATCCTACAATGCTGATCTGGCTCGGCAAGCAGCTCTTGCAGCAGCGGGAGCAGCACGGGATAAGCGGGCCTGACGGCGGGGCAATTCCGATTGCCAACCTTACAGCCGCCGACTTCACGGATGGGCAGTTGGCGGCGCTTATTGCTGGGAAGTAGCACCGCCCGTGTACAATGTACACATGGGCGAGAGCGTGGCTAAGGTTTGGCAGTGCGATGTGTGCGGCTACCAATGGCTCAAGTTTGCTTCGCGCCCGCTTCCAACTCATTGCCGCAACCGTTCGTGCCGGTCCCGGCGGTGGAACAGCGGTAAAGCACCCGTGCCGGCGACTCCCGGCCACCATCCCCGTTGCGGCTGCTCGATTTGCAGGCCAACGAAATGATTGCCGTCTCCGAGGCCGCCCGCGAGTTGCTTGACCGCCGCAAGGCCCGTCGAGAGCTTGTTGAGTACATCCACTACACCTCTCCTGCCTATATCCGCTCCTGGTTCTCCGATACCGTCTGCGCGGCGCTCGACCGCTTTATCGAGGATGTCCAGGCCGGGAAACGCCCAATCCTTGTTCTCCAGGCTCCGCCGCAACATGGGAAGTCGGAGATTGTATCGCGCAGGCTGCCTGCCTATTTACTAGGTAGATTCCCCTCATGGCGCATCGGCGCTGCCAGCTATTCAGACGAGTTGGCGAACACAATGGCTCAGGATGTGCGCCGTGGACTGGCCTCCCCTGAGCACCAGCGGCTCTTTCCTGCGCCCGCCGCCAAGGACAGGTACTCAATTAGCCGGATTGGGGAGTTCACGGCCCCAGGCGGTACAGGCAGCTATCTGTCGGTCGGCGTGGGATCGGGCTTAACGGGACGCCCGCTCGATATTGGCATCATAGACGATCCAACCAAGGACGCGGCGGCGGCGCTGAGTGAGACGGTCAAAGAGGGGCAATGGTCCTGGTATCAAAGCGTCTTCACGACGCGCCTCAGTGAGCAATCCGGGCAGGTCGTCATGGCGACCTCATGGGCGCAAGACGATCTTGTGGGCCGCATCCTGGAGCAATATCGCGGCAATCCGCGGCTGACGCATCTGCGCTTCCCGGCCATCAATTCGCCTGAGGAAACCGGCTATGACCCATTACTGCCAGCCGGGGCGCTCTGCCCCGAACTCCGAACACTAGACTTCCTGCTTGAGCAAAAGGCGCTATCGTCCGATTACTGGTGGGCCGCTCTTTACCAGCAGAATCCGCAACCGCTCGGCGGCAACGTCTTCAAGCATGAGGGTTTGCACTTCTATGCCCCGAAAGATCGCCCGCAAAAGTTCGATAAAGTGATCTGTTCCTGGGACTGCACGTTCAAGGACACCGATGGCACAGACTTTGTTGTGGGGCAAGCATGGGGGAAGCTGGGCGCGAACGCTTACCTGCTTGACCAGATGCGGGCGCGGATGAGCTTTAGCGAGACGGTCAAGAACGTCATTGAACTGCGCCACCGCTGGCCCCAAACAACTGAAATTCTGATTGAAGATAAGGCCAACGGGCCGGCAGTGATCGATGTTCTCAAAGCTCAAGTCCCTGGCCTTATCGCAATCGAGCCGGACGGATCGAAGCTGGCCCGCGCCCATGCGGTGACGTGGGTGTGGGAAGCAGGAAACGTGCTGATTCCCTATGAGCAACTTGTGCCCTGGGTTCGGGGATACATCACCGAGATTACGATGTTCCCGGCGGCGGCGCATGATGACCAGGTAGATGCAATGACGCAGGCGCTCCGGCGGCTATATCCGCTGTTTGGGCAACTGAAAATATCGCAAGCGGCAATCGACAAAGCACTGGGGAGATTATGAGACCACGACGCAGCGAAGAGGAATTGCTGACGGAGCCAGAGCCGGTGATGTACTCAAAGAGTAGACTGGCCTTGGTAGACGGCATTCGGAGCAGTTTTCCGAACTGGCATGGAGCGCAGCCGTTCGATTATCGGGCCGGATGGACACGGATGGGCGATTTCTTCGCCGAGGGGTACTTTCTCCGTGAAGAGATGCGCGAACTGGTGCATAATCGTTTTGGAGTCAACATCCCATGAAGAAAGCAAGCAGCACGTCGTCAGGCATTCGCGCCGCGATTATCCGGGCAATGGAAGACGCTCCCCGGCCTCACTTCTCCATTCAAGCTCCCCGCATCCCCAAAGGCGTGGTTCCCGAAGGCCAACGGGCGCAAGTGGCAATGGATTCTGCAAGCTACGAGTGCGCGCGGATGGCTTTAGATGCAGGCCCGCAGGAGTTCGGATCGCAGCTTTATGCCTACAGTAATATCGAAGGCTTTCCCGGCTATCCGTACTTGATGCTCTTGGCGTTGCGCTCGGAATATCGTAACATGGCCGGCGCTCTGGCGACGGAACTGACGCGCAAATGGATCACTTTCAACAGCACCGACACAGATGATGAGGGAACCAAGAAGAAGATCACCGAAATAGAGCAGGCGTTCACGCGGCTCGGTGTGCAGCAGATCATTCGCAAGGCCGCAGAGCACGATGCTTTTTACGGAACAGGGCAAATCCTCGTCAACATCAAAGGCGCGGATTTGAAGACGCCGCTTATTCTTGACCCGCGCACTATCAAGAAAGACAGCCTTGAAGGATTCAAGAACGTTGATCCGATCTGGACAACGCCTCTGATGTACAACTCGCTCACGCCCGCCAGCCCGAATTTCTACAAGCCGTCAAGCTGGTGGGTGATGGGCGAGCACTGGGACGCGACGCGGCTGCTTATTGTGATTACGCGCGAGGTGCCGGACATCTTCAAGCCCGCATTCAACTTCTCCGGCCTCAGCCTATCTCAGCTTGCGGAACCTTATGTTAACAATTGGCTGCGTACCCGACAAAGCGTTTCAGACCTCATCAACAATTTTTCCATCGTGATCCTCAAGACGGCAATGGACCAAGTGCTTACCGGCGGCGACGATGGTACAAACCTGTTCGCGCGCATCAAGCTCTTTACGGCCTGCCGGAGCAACAAGGGCGTGATGGCGCTCGATAAGGACCGCGAGGAACTGGAGCAGATCGCAGTTCCGCT